GGCAAATACTCGTAAATGCAGGTCAACCGGGCCCTGAATTCGAGTCCGCCAGTGGGAGCAACCAACGCCAATAACATGGCACAGCGATCCCCAAAGAAATCACTAGGTGCGGCGTTGATGTTAACATACTCCTCATCGGCTGGTGTAGGAACGAAACGAACCTCGAAAGATGATTCGGGGACCCTGGCGACAGACTGGCACAAATTGAGTTTAAGCCCCACATTAGTGGCTACACCACCCTTAATAATCTCATCGGCTGGACCTGTGGCTACACCAACAGTGCCACCACGATTCAGCTCAGTGCCAATGTAGGTGAAAGTGATACAAGCGGCAACACAACGTGCCCCTTCGGAATTTGCCGCAACAAAACCCAGAGGAGCAGCAGCACCATTGTTAGTGGCACCCCAAGTAGGAGAAATGGAGGTACTTGAATTAAGGGCTGTAGTGTAACTCACGTTACCAGCACCTGGATGGTAGCCGAGCAGGGCTGCTTGTCCGCTGGTAAGAGAACCAGTGAACCAACTGGAGACACGAGTAGTGTACCCTGCACGGCCTCTGTAGACGGATGGCTTAATGTCACCGCTACAAGGATCAGCAAGCATACCAAAATGATGCCTGACTGAAGGAAGATCATTATCAATTTGCTGCTGTTGTGGAGCTTTCTTCCGCCTGGAAATGATTTTCTTCTTCTTGACCCGGATCAGTTTCTTAGAAGGGGCCATATTGTCAGCAGTTCGTGAGAGGGATAGAAGTTTGTGTGAGTAGATAATCGTCGCTATCTAAGGCCCAATGCAGCTCCTCAGAATATTGCACCATGCGCAGCTCATCTTCAAGGTTGATCTGGTCACTTGGGGCTATGGAGAATGCTTTCCAAAAGGATAATCGAGCTGTGTCAGTTATAGGCAACGCTGAGGAATGGTATCCTTCTGCATATGCCTGACGAGCCCATCCAAAATGTGCTACATCCTCAAATTCCCGAAGAGTCTTACCAGCAATACCGATTCTCTGGGCCATGATGTAAAACTCCTGCAAGATAGGCACCCCGCGGCCTAATGCCAAGCCACCCATTCCGATGGCGTGGAAAAGCTGTCTTGCGTACTTGGAAGAAAGGAGATTGCGATACCCTGAAAGGTCACAGTTAAGAACTTTCTCGGGATCCCGCACCATCATCCATTTGTGGCCCAAATCCACGGGATGGGCTTGGCAAAAACAGATCCTCTCGATCTGTT